ACTCTTTGGTTCCGGGCTGCAGTCCTGCTGCTTGCGCTCTTAACTGCAAGTTTCTAAAGCCCGCTGGAAGCTCAGTTTGCTCAGGCATCATCTGCTGAATCTGCAACTGAGTTCTCATAGCAAGCTCTGGCTGCCCAAGTTCTTTGAATCTGTTGCTGACAATCTCTTCAAACTCAGTAGGATTTCCCACAGGATCAATACCAAGCTCGGCTACTTCCTGCTGCACCTGACGAATAGCTTGGTTGCGCTGCACTTCTGGTGGAGCATCAACAATACCTAGCCCTTCTGCACCAGCTCTTGTCCCCATTCCAATAAGCCCGCCAAAAGCGGCACCTAAACGGGCATACGGGTTTTGTCCAGCGCCAGAAATTGCTTCTGTGAGCAACCGAGAGCGGCGGGCGCCTCTAGACTCTGGCTGACTAAAAATGCCGCCTCCCATTAGCCCGCCTGACTGTGTATTAGCAGACTGACCTAGTAAATTTGATAGTCCCATCAATCCGTTTGCCATATCTCTTTACCTTATCGGAAACTGGTAAAAGCTGCCAGTGTTAGGCCCAAAAGAGCCTACACCGCCAAAGCCTTGGGTATTTGGTAAGAAACTGCCGGAGCCGAGGGTTGAGGCGGAGGAGCCTGCTCCTGAAGATACTCCCCCGCCTTGATTAAAACCCCCGAATGCTCTTGCCCCCGAGCTAACTAGACTGCTAAAGAAATTGGCCTGATTAGCTTCAGCTTGTTGTCTCAGAGCTTCAGTGCCTTCTGCTGCCTGTAGCTGTCTTGCACCCAGCTCTCCACTAATACCAGCAAGCTGTGAAGGTGCGCCTGCAATATTTAGAGCAGAACCTAGAAGCCCTTGTCCTCTTTGGAAAGCCTGTTGCTGGGCAGTAAGAGCATTCTGCATAATAGACTGTTCTTGTGCTCTTCTTAGAGCTTCTGTTTGCAAGCCGCCAGTAGTAGTCCCTAGCAAGCCTTGATTGTACAGCCTAGACTCTTGTGACAGCCTTTGCTGTTCCATTTGCGGCTGCATAGATTGTCTTAAAAACCCTGCCGCTTGCTCAGGACTTTCAGCAAACTGTAGCTGCTGCTGGCTTTGACCTAGCAGACCAGTAAAAATGTTTTGAAGCTCTGGTGACAGTGCTGCTGTCAACTGTCCCTGAGATGCTCCTACTGTGCCTAGAGGTGTGTTGACATCATAAGGGCTGTATTGCAGAGGGTTGACATCTTCTGCGCCTCCTACTCCAAAAAGCCCGCCAACTGTATCTACGATACCGCCCATTATTTACTCCTGTCTAACCTATAGACTTCTCTTTCAATTCCATCATCGCAAAGAGGTTTGTGATCTAAAACTAATCCGTAAATGCTCATGAACTTTTTTAGCTTTGTGTTATCTTTATTAGTTAATACGTACAAAGGAAAGCTGTGCAAATCAACTAATAAGTTTAAATCTCTTCCAAATTCTTGCCTAACTGTTTTGTTGTATTTATAAACATCAGCGTGAATAAAAGTAGCTATGTTTTTGTAGTTTTCTAGCCAAATAGTATACTCAGGCTTGTTAACTACTGGCACCTTGCTAGGCGTCATGTTTTAATAATAAAATTAACTGCTTGGAAAGGTGGTATATTGTTATGAGGAAAATTAGAGCCAGCACTTTGTGTGGCGTTTCCTGCAACCAATGGGCCAAAATCTGGGCCACCAAATGTTCCCTGAACGTTTCCTGTAAGAGGCCCACCGCCTCCATTAAAAACAATAGCATTGTGATTATGAGATGGCATTTCTGCTTCTGTCAGAACATGCTGGTCAGCTCCCCCAGTATCCCCAGTATCAGTGTCAAAATTGTTAATCCTGTTGGCTTGAAAACCGCCCATAGCTCCTTGGCCAACAGGAAACCTGTCTCTTAAATCTGGCAGATTGAAGGTTGTTGATCCGTTCCCGGCGCCGTACTGAGTGCCAATTAAGCCAAACAAATCTGAATATTGACTTCTAGACAGTTCTGATCCGTTGCAAATCAACCAGCCGCTTGGAGCAGTGTTTGCGCCGTACATTAAAATTGTAGCCGTAGGTACAAATGTGTTTAGAGGCTGTCCGCTATCTTCAATGGCTCCAGTTGCAGTTAAAGAAGGGATATTGCCCGCCCCTGCTCCGGCTACCTTATCTATCTTTGTGCTAGAACTAGAAGAGATGTTATTAAACTCGTTATCAATTTCTGCACCAGACACAATCTTGTTAGGGTCTCCTGACTGAAGAGTGTCTTTAACTGCAAAATTGACTGATTTATTGTAGTTACTCATTGTCTTTTACCTCTGCGGGCTGTTTTGCCGCCTTTCAAATACAAATCTGCTTTTTGCACGTTTAACTCGGAGCCGTTAACGGGTGTTTCAACTCCAAATTGTACAGATTTCCCGCTTCCAGACATGCGATAAAGAATTTGACTTACTGGACTAATTCTTGCAAACTCAGCGACCCCGTATTCTGCTATTCCATATTCTGACGGTTCTGCTGAAACTTCTACAGAAATGTTTTCTGAATCATAAGTTGTGGGCAAAAAGTCGTAAGACCAGTCAAGTGTTACATTATAACCATAGCCGCCTTTAATTGTAAGGACGGCTTGTTTAAATATTTTAGTACTTGTGGAAGACTCTCCCTCTCCAGAAACCCAACCAGTTTTAAATTGCATGTTATACGGTTGGCCATTGTCTGTGTAATTTTTGTAAGTACCAATGTAGCCGGGTTTCCCTACAAACAAGGTGTCATCTCTTGTTACGGCAAGTGCCGTTGGGTTTATACTATACCAAACAAAAATTCTCGCTCTATTGTCTGGCGTCAGGTATCTAACATTTATATAAAAAGTTACGCCTGAGCTAGGAAAAGAAAGAAGATAAAACCCTTCGTCTGATTTGTAACAAGATTTAATATTAGCTTCCGGCTCTGATAAAGAGAACTGGGCTAGATAATCAGAAACATTATCTGACAAATTTGCAAGTGGAAGAGACCTAACATCTCCGCTTGCTTCAATGTTTCTAGCTAGTGAAATGACTCCTTCTTCATTGAGAAAAAGAACATCACTGCCAATGTTTTGAATAGAATCTCTAGCGATGCACCCACTATTGTCAATTATGTCTACAATCTGAAGGGAAGTATTCGGGTCTTGTCCTCCAGAATAAAGAACAACTTGTTTCCTGCCAAAGATTACAAGGTAGTTGTTAAACTCTTTAATGCCGACAATTTCATCCGTCCCGTTGGACCAGACAGTGTACATGTTAATTACACCGGAAGAGCCGCTATCTAAAATTTCTTCTTGAAGAAGATCAGAGTAACGAATAGTTTGTCTGTCCCCATCAACGTACCAAACCCTGCCCCACGCGGCTAAAGCGTCAACTGGGTCGCTAGGTGCAACATCAAAAGAAATTTCAGAGAAATCCCCGGCGTCTGTTTTTACAATCGGGGCGTGCCCCTCTTGAACGCCAATGCACTTGCCGTTAAAATTTACAAATTTCCAATTATCGTCTGATACAGTAGCAGTTCCGGTGATATTTGATACAGTTGTAGTGCCTTCATAAATATTATTTCCAGCGGTCCAAACAATCCTTTCGCTATTCCCGCTATCAATATACTCATGAATAACACGCACATCAGGCGCGCCAGATAACTGGTTTACTCCTTCAAAAGGAGCCCACCCTTTTCTTGCAGCAACAGTGCCTTGGTCAGACAAAACACAATTACGAGTGCTTATGCACCACTGAGGACCAATTTCTAGGCCAGAAAGTTTAGTATTTAGCCCTAAAGATGCTGGCCCTACAACAGAAAATGGTGTGAGTAGTTTAGCCATTAAACAACATACCAGTTTGCTTCATCAGAAGTGTTGCCATTGTCCCATGCAATAGCGTCAGCGAGTGCATTTTGGTAATCTCGAAATGCTAGGTCTGACAAGTAGCCTTCATCTTCGCCGCGCTCATAGATAGCTCTTGACCATGCTCCAAAGGCAATAGGTTGCACTGGGCATTTAATGTGTGTAGCATCATCTGAGCCATCTGTGGCTAAATCGTTTTGTGGAATAACAACATCAAAGTTAATTGAGTAAACTTTGTCAGGAATTGGATAGAAATCTACAATAACATCGCCATCATCGGTAAAGCCATTGAACTCAAACCACTGTGGCTGGTTCTCTGTAACATCATCGTGGTTTAGCTGACGAGACATCCAGCGAGTGCTGGGTGATTTTTGTAAATAAACATCTTCTGTGTCGTTAAAAACAGATGGACGGTTAGCGTAATCAGTAAGTAGACGAAAACGCTGCCCGCTACCACTAAGCTCATACCTAAAAACGCTTTGCTCAGTGTCAACCTGAATAGTGCTTTTTAAATGCGTCCAGTTCCAAGCATCCTCTACCTCTCTTTTTGCATCATTTACAAACGTGCCGATAAGGCGAGCGTAACTGTTATCGTTAACAGAAGTTACTTCGCGTTCTCTAAGGCGACGTAATACTGAGTTTACTACAGAGAGGTAGGTAGCCATTATTCTTCCTCAGTTAATTCTGTGTAGGTCTTTTTGGGACGTCCTGCTGGCTTTTTTTCAGCCTTCTTGTAACGCGCATTTCTCCAAAGATTTTGATTAAAGTGTTCTTCTGTAACTTCAAACGTGTTACCAGTTTTAGTATCTTCTAGTGTAATCATAAAGACCTCTAGTTAAAAAGCCGGGGGAGACTTGCTCCCCCAGCCTAGTTTTCCTACCTATTATTAGGAAGGAACGACAGCTACAACAGCAGCGTCGTCACGAAGCTCCTGCACGCCATAGAGCATGTCTACAGTGAGCAGATCGCCGAGGTACTCCTGCTTGTACTGAGTCTGTACGCGAGGAGCGACCTGAGTGACAAGCACCATTGCGCTCTCGTGGAACATTGCAGCAGCACGATAGTCGGTGCTATCGTCGTCAGCAGTCACGGTTGGGACGTTGCTGGAGACGTAGACTTCAACACCATAGATGTTGCCGACACGGCCATTGCGGATG